GATCCCTGTTGACGGCGAGCTTACGCTTGCGATATCGGGCGCGGGAGATACGAAAAAGGGCCGGATCATTGTCTGGTTTGATTAAGAGGGGGTGATTATGATGGGCGACGGATGGAGTTTAATGCCGGATGTGGCGATCAAGATGGGGCCGGATTTCCTGGCGTACAAATCCGCGTACACGGATGCGGCGGGGTATCGAGGCGGACCGTTACTGACGGATCATGCCACGGATAAAAAGACTGTGACCTTTAAGGGCAGCAGCCACATTCCGCTTATGATCGGATCACGGTGGTTTTTCTGCGATGCGGATCAGAATATCGTCATCCCCACGGCGCTGGACGACTACCTGGCGGATGCGGTGGTGGAAGACGGCACGGGGACATGGACGGCCTCGGCGAACGTGACGGCCTCGACCGATACCGGTCAGGTCAAGCTGGCGATTGCCGCCGGGTTTACAACGGGGCTGGTTGGTTATCGTGACATTTCCGCGGTGGATATGTCGCTTACGGGAAAGAACGCGATCAGCTTTTTGATTAAGTCTTCAATCCTGCTCCGTCATGGCGACCTGCAACTCATATTGGACGAGCATTCCGCTTGTGCCTCCGCGGACGAAACACTGACCATTCCCGGTCTGGCCGCAGGTGTGCAAACCCGAGTGATCCTGTCTTTTGCCTCCGCAGCCGCCGCACGAAATGCAATCATTTCAATCTGCCTTAACGCTACTCGTGACTTCGGTGCGGCGGATATCTGGATTGACGACATCAAGACGACCACGATTGAGGCGGGCAAAGATTACTGCGTTTATGCCTGTGACAACTCCGGCACGCTGGTTTTTAAGGTCAGCAAGAATACAACCTACCCGGCGGGCTTCACGGCGGATACGTCCCGCAAGATCGGTGGCTTTCACACGCTCTGCCTTGCGGCGGGGACGATCTCCGGGCACTCCCTGACCACCTACGATACGGCTGATATTATTCCCTATTCCATCTGGGATCTGAAACACCGGCCGCGCAGTGCACCTGCCGGAATGGCCTTCTCGCCGCAGATCAGCAAGTGGGTGGATATATATCTGGTAAGCGGTACAGGAGCAAATTCAGCGTCCATAAACGGCGGGACCATCTCCGATACGCGGGACTGGAACGACTTTGTTGACGATGCGGGGGCGGTTCTGAAGCGATTGCTTACGGATTCGGAATTCCAGATCGCCGCCGAGGGATCAAACCAAAAGACCAATATCAACGGATCGGCCGATGCGGTGACGACCGGCGGCGGGCATATCGATACCGCCGGACGCCGGATGGTCAGCAATATCGGCTGCGAGGACTGCTGCGGCGTCATGTGGCAGTGGCTCGACACCCAAAATTATCGCTACGATCCGAACGGAACATCCGTGGCGGCGACCCAGACCAGCGCCGTAACGCACGTCGCTTCTCCTGGCGGGAACCCGGTATATCTCAAATACGGTACGGACGGTGACGCCTATCTTTGTTGCAACATGGCGACGGATGCCGTTGATAAATTCTTGGCCTTCGGCACGGCGTATAAGGTCATCATCAAGCATGACGCCTCGGCATCGGGTGGTCTCCAGGTCTACTTTGACGATGATGGTACGGCACCCAACCGATTGCTGGTTAATAATACCCTCAACGGCGGCAAGGATGTCTATATCATGAGCAACAACGCCGATTTCTGGCTGCCGGTTGTTCACAACGCCAACGCTGCGACTACGGGCGTGGCGATCTCCTACGATGACGGCGCCGACGAGCGTCTGGAAGGAACACTACCTGGTGCGGCCAATGCCAACCTTGATTTGTCGGTGGGTACATCCTTCGGTTACAAGACACTGGGCGGCAATAAAGGCTCCCTGTATGGGCAGGGTGCGCAATATGGAGACGTTAAGCTTCTCGCGGGCGGCCATTGGAGCAGTGGAACGAGTGCCGGCTCTCGTGCTCGGTTCGCGAATTACTATCGTTGGGATACGAACACGGGCATCGGGTCGCGCTTCGCGTCGGAGCCATTATAAAAGAGTGCGCTACACGAACACGCCAGAACGATGGTGCGTTACACGGCGCGGAAAATTTCAGGCCAAGAGGTTACAAAATGACGAAGCTTCTCGCGGGCGGCAATTGGAACAATGGAACGAATGCCGGCTCTCGTGCTCGGAACGCGAATAACTATCGTTGGAATACGAACACGAACATCGGGTCGCGCTTCGCGTCGGATACAGGATTGAAGCAGCAACTCCACCTGGCTGGATCTCCTGGCCTTGTCTCTGGTATCCAGGGGCAGAACACATAACGGAGGATGCAGGCCATTAGTAGGGGTTGTCCCCGAAAATCGCCGGCATTTATTTAAGAAGATGAAACGACACGGGAATTTATTCGGGATGATAACGGATGTTGAAAACATTCGGGCGGCATTTTACGATGCACGCAGCGGAAAATCGAAAAAACCGAGCGTCCGGCGTTGTGAAGAACGCCTGGATGAGGCCTGCTCCGAAATCAGGGAGATGCTCGTCAACAAGACATACAGGACGTCGCCGTACCGGACTATGATCATCCATGAGCCCAAAACCAGACTGATATTCAACCTGCCTTTCTTCCCGGACCGGATCATCCACCACGCCCTGATGCGCGTTGTTCAGCCTATATGGGAGCGCCTGTTCATCTCAGATTCCTACGCCTGCATCAGAGGGAAAGGGTTGCACAGCGGGAGTCGCAAGACCATGGAATATGTCCGCAAATACAAATATTGCCTGAAGCTGGACATTTCAAAGTTTTACCCGTCCGTTGATCACGACATTCTTTTCCGCATCATCCAGCGGAAGATTAAATGCCCGGATACGCTCCGGCTGTTCAGGGAGATTGTTTACAGTGTCCCGGATGGTAAGAATGTACCGATAGGCAATTACACCAGTCAATGGATGGGGAATTTATATCTGAATGAACTGGACCAATATCTCAAGAGAGAGCATGGCATAAAGGCTTACATCCGCTACTGCGACGACTTCTGCCTGTTCCACGACGACAAGAAATATCTGGGCTACATGGCGGAGATCATCCGGTCGTTTCTGACGGAGCACTTAAAACTGACGCTCAGTAAATGCGACCTCTTTCCGGTATCGCGAGGCGTTGATTTTCTTGGCTACCGGCATTTTCATGACCACATTCTTCTGAGAAAATCCACGGCCGTCCGGATCCGGCGCAGGTTAAAAAAACTTCCAACCCTGTTTTTCAAGGGCCTTTTGAGCCAGGAACAATGCCGTTCCGTGCTGGCCTCCGTATCGGGCTGGCTGCGCTGGGCAAATACACATCACTATCAGTTGCGATTAAAAATCGACGAACTACGGGGGCTATTTGAAAATGGAGGCGGGTTGCAGGCATCGGTTCAGTGATTTTGCCAAGGAGCATATTCCCCTCGATGGGGCGAAGTTAAAAATTGATGATGTGCTGAATAAGGAGATTGAGGTCCTGGCATTAAGAATCAAGCCGAGCAAATACAGCGGCACCGGAAAAGGAAACGCATGTTTGACCATACAGTTTACGATGAACGGCGAACGATATGTGGCCTTTACCGGATCGATTATCCTGGCCGACCAGGCGCAACTGTACGGGCATGAACTGCCTTTTTTAGCGACGATCAAGAAGATCGATAAGTATTACACGTTTACATAGGGAGGATCTAACGATGAAAGGATACCCGAAGTACGTTGCGACCGTCCAGGATTACAGGAATCTTCTGGAAATGGATGAGCACCGGGAAAGAGTGCTGGCGGACTTGCAGGGCGTGGTCGCCAAGGCGGACGATACCATCAAGGTCCCGAAAAACGAAACGGTGGCTGCGGTGGATGGCGTCTACGCAGATAAGGATCTGAGGTCTATCGCAAATCCAATGCCCATCTTCAAGACAAAGGGTTTTTGTGCCCTTGCGGAAGTGTCGGCGATGATCAGTAAGGCTGCGGTGATCGAACAGGAAGAAAAAATATAACGGGGAAAGGGAGCCTTGGCACATGGACATAGGAACTGGAGTGGCAATCGCAGGCGGCGCGATCTCAGTAGCGGCCGTCCTCATGAAGTGGCTTTCCATGGCGTATAGCGGAAATAATCAGTGTATCGCCCATAGTGTCATCAGCCAGCAGATCACAGATGTCAAGGAATGGCTGAAGCGGGTCGAGGAAAAACTGGACCGGGTAATTGAGAGATGAAACCCGAACACCGCCCATTATTTGAAAAGCTCATCGACTGGCAGCTCATGGGCCTGTGCATCGAGCGCGAAGCCAGGGGGGAACCTTACGAAGGCCAGGTCGCGGTCGGGACGGTCATCCTGGAGCGCGTCGATCACCGGGACTGGGACGGCAGCACGATACATGAAGTGATTCTGAAACCATGGCAGTTTAGCTGGACGATGCCGGAAGCGGGATCGGATTACTACAACGACGCGGTCATGATCGCCCGGAGCTGGGTTGATGAGTATCGAATCAGAAAGGCTTTGCGGGATTGCTGCGCGATTGCCAACGGCCTGATGGACCACTCCATCCCCCGCGATCCGGATCTGGCGGCGGTGCATTGCTGCCAGTACCTTAACCCACGGGGAGAATGGCCGAAGAAGACAAAGGCCGCCTGGATGGAATCCGGAATGCGGATGGTCAAGAAGATCGGTCATCACGAGTTTTTTGCATGAAGACAGCGGCGGTACGGCGAATAGAAGCCGCGAAGAAAGAGAAGCGGCAGAAGCGAAAGGCAAAGAAAGGGAAACGGAAATGATCAAGAAATACATGAAAGCGCGGCTCAAGGAAGTGTCCACCTGGAAAGGCATTATCTCCATCGCCTGCGGGATCGGATTGATCAACTTTACCGACGTCCAGGCAGACGCGGTCGCGGCGGCCATGGTTGCGGTCTATGCGGCTATTTCCACTTTCCTGCCGGACAAGGTCGATGGTGCGGCAAATTGACGAACTGATCCAGAAGCGGAAGGGGTTGGTTTTTTCGAAAACCATCGTCTGCAACTGGGATACGTGGCTCGAAAAAATCTTCAAACGCCTGAGAGGAGGCAGAAAACATGAAAAACTTTTTACAGATTGTGCAGTTAATCCCCGCCCTGATCGACCTGATCAAGCAGATCGAGACGGTAGTTCCCCAGGGCGGCCAGGGTAGCGCTAAACTGGCCGCGGTGCGCGGGATCATGGAAGCGACGTATGATGGCGTGACAGATATCTGGCCGGCGCTGGAAAAGGTCATCACAACCCTGATCAACCTGTTCAACAGCACCGGGCTTTTCAAGAAGGGGTAACGATGACTCTCGCCAGCGACATCGCCGCCATCTATAACGATCTGCTTGCGGCGGGGCTATCGACGGAAACGGTTACCGTGACCACCGGTGCGACGTCCAAGTCGGTCCCGGCCATCATCCGTTACGGCAAGGGTGACGAGTACAAGGGCGCGGATGGATACGGGGTGAATGCAATGCTCCGCATTCAGGCGCAGGGCGACAGCGGCGTGACGACTGTAACGAACAAGACGATCATCACGATCGGATCGGCAACCTGGCGCGTCATCGGCGCGGATAAATCGAGCACGGGCTTGGAATGGATCGTCCAGGCGAACAAGGTAGGCGGCTGATGCAGATCAACGTCCAGAGAGAGACAGGCGAATACGGCATCGAGAATCTGGAGCAGATTTTCGCCGATTTCCCGCAGTACGCGCACCGGGCGCTGTATTCGGCCTTGTCGGCGGAAGGGTATCGGCTGAAGCAGGTCGTGGCCTCATCGATCCGCAGCGGCGGTCCCGCCGGGGATAAGTGGCCTGGATTAAATCCCTACACCGATGCGTTCGCTCGGTACCGCAGAGGAACATTGAAGACACACAAGGCATCGCGCAAGGGCGTGAAGAAGGGTGAGGCGTCGAGAATAATTGCCCGATCCCCGGAAGAAAGGCATCTCCGTTTTGCCAACACACGGCGGCAGCCGCTACTGAAATTAGCTGGCGCGGTCCGTTACAAGGGGGACCGGGACGAACTATATGCCCATATCGGTTTTGTCAATGACGATGCGAAAGGGTACCGGGTACAAAAAATAATCAGTAAGGCGGCCGAAGGCTATCAGACGCCGCTTAGTACAAAGATGCGGCGTTTTGCCTTCGGTGTTGGCATGCCATTGCGGAAGGATACAACGGCCCTGGTGGCAAAACCACGCCCCCTGATGCGGCCGATCTTTGAAAAAGAATCGGGCAATGTGGTCAAGAACCTGTCCGTCCGGATCGTCAACAATATCACCCGGTACAAGCACGGCCTGGAGAAGGACTGGGATTCCATGTTCCGGGATGAGAAGGGGAATTACTGATGAGCGAAGCCCTGATCAGAGCGCAGATCAAAACAATCCTGGAGGCCGCCTCCGGGATCGGTGTCGTCCATGATTACGAGCGCTATGCCCGCAGCCTGGGCGACTACTTCGCGCTGATGACCAAGACCGGGCAGACCACCGTCAACGGCTGGATCATCCACCGGGAGCGGACGGAATCCCATCCGGCGACGCTGGGCATTAACGGCCAGATCGAGCGGGTCCACACGTACCGCATCGCGGGGCTCTATGAGATGGACGACGCCAACGGGTCCGAGAAGACCTTCCAGGGCATCCTGGACGCGATCTTTGAGGCGTTCCGGGCCAACCCGACCCTGAGCGGGACGGCGCTCCGGCATGACCAGCTCCAGATCGACGAAGTCACGGTCTGTCTGGAGGACGAATACGGCGGTAGCCTTTACCACGTCGCCGACTGCACACTTAACGTAACCGAACGGGTCAACGTAACGACTTAACACAACAGGAGGATAGAGCCATGACACAGGCAATGGGGAGCAACAGCAAGGTAGGATATGAAATAGAAACGGCTTTCGGGGTTGTCAACGCCTCCCCTGCCCTGAAAACGCTCTATTTTACGAACGAGTCCATCGGGGAAAAAATCAACCAGATCACGTCGCAGGTGATCCGGAGCAACCGGAACCCGACCAAGCCGGTCCGGGGCAACCGCGACGTATCGGGGGCTATCAGCACCGAACTGGCGCCCGGACTGGGCACACTGCTCCGGGCCGCGCTCGGGGCAAACACGACAACCGGGGCGGGCAGTCCATACACCCACACCATCAAGGTCGGCGCCCTGCCGTCCTTGATGTTTGAGAAGGCCTTTACGGACCTGTCTCTGTATTACCTGTTTTTCGGCTGCAAGATAAACAAGCTGAGCATCTCAGCCAAGCCGGAAGGGGTCCAGGCCATCAGCTTCGACCTGATCGGGTCCTACATGGCCCAGGCCCTCAAGTACGATACCCAGAGCGGAAACTTTACCTCCGGTCTATATGCGACCGGCGCCGGTGGGTCGAGCGGTATCATCAAAGGCGACCTTGACGGCGGAACATCCGGCAAACTGATTCTGCTGGGCGCCTCTGGAAATTACGTCGACAATGAGGCCCTGACGGATTCAGCAACCGGAGCCGCAACGGTGGACGGAACCCTGGGCGACACATCCCTGGATTCGTCCTGGACGGACCCCGGACATTCCCCATGGGACGGCCTTTCGATATCTGTCCTGCAGGAGGGCGGTTCGAGCATCGCCTATGTCCAGAGCGTTGACGTCTCCATCGAGAACAACATCGACGGGTCCGCCTACGTGATCGGCGGCGGCGGGATCCGGCGCTACGTGCCCGAAGGAAAGGTCAAGGTGTCCGGTACCATCCGTGCCCTGTTCGAAAGCCGGGCGTTGTACGACAAGGCCGTCCGGAAGACCGAATCGTCCCTCAAGTGCACCTGGTCCCACGGCACCGGCGCCGGAACGGCTGGGAACGAATCCCTCGAACTCTATGTCCCCGAATTGTACCTGTCGGCGGAAACGCCGGTCATTGAAGGGGATGCCGGAATCTATTACAACGGACCGTTCGAGGCGTTCTATGACGACGGGGCGCCGGCTTCATCCGTGCAGATCATCCTGAAGAACGCGGAGGCGACGATCTGATGCAGGAAATGGAATATGACATCAACGGAACCATCTACGTCCAGCGGCCCCTGGTGATCGGCCAGGTCCGTCAGTTGGCGGCTGTATTGAAGGGAGTCAGTTTCCATCCAGAGATGGATGTTGCGGATCTGGTAGAGGCCATGGGTGATCGCTTGTTTACCGCAGTGGCAATCGTACTTAATGAGAAAGGGAGACCCCTTAAGGGCAGGAACATCGAAGCTCTTGCCGCTGAGTTAGAATTTATCATGACGCCGGAGTTACTCCTGCAGGCGATTGACGATTTTTTCGTCTTGAACCCGATCTCATCCATCTTGGATCGGATCGGGACGCTGACCGAAAAATCGAGGAACCTTATAACGATATTGACGAATGTGTTGATGAAATATTGGTTGTCCTCTCTGGCGGCGACATCACCCACAGAGATGCCATCGAGTGGGGATTTACACTAAAGGATGCTCAACCGTTTTTGAAATACCGTCAGCGGGAGATCCTGTTCCGCGAAGCCGTGATCGGCTTTTTCTGCGGACCGGACAAACCAAAGCCGGAAGACGAATACTGCGCGATATGCAGGCAGGCGGGCCGGGCGACCGACTGTAAGACCTGCACCAAAACCTTTAAAGTGATCAAACCGGAAGGGAACGAATAATGCCAATATCCGCCGCAGATGTCAAGATCGTCCTCAGCGCCCAGGACCAGGCGTCCGCCACAGTTAAAAAATTCGGGCAGAATGCCGAGAAGGCCATGAAGGACGTGGAAGTCTCTACATCACGTCTTAATGGTGTATTCGGCTCACTTAAGTCGCAATTGCTGGGAGCTGTGTCTGTTACAGCAACCCTTTATCTGGCAGGGAGAATAGTCAAGATTGCGGATGAATATACCCTTCTTGATAACAAACTGAAACTGGTTACAAAATCCGCGGAAGATTTGTCTATGGTTCAGGAGGGCCTTTATCAGCAGGCCTTAGCCTCGCATAGTTCTTACGCTTCGTCTGTTGATCTCTATGCGAGGTTCGCCAAGGCAACTGAGAAATTGGGTGTCAGTCAGTCGGACCTGCTCAGGATTACGGAAACGCTGAACAAGGCCATGATTATTTCCGGCGCAACGCAGACAGAGGCGACAAACGGGATCATTCAGTTAAGTCAGGGTATGGCATCCGGCGTCCTGCGCGGTGAAGAGTTTAACTCCATCATGGAAAACGGTTCACGAATCGCCCGCATGCTTGCCGATTATCTGCAGGTCGATATCGGAACGTTGCGGAAGATGGCTTCGGAAGGAAAGATTACATCCGAAGTAATGATTAACGCATTCTCAGCTTCTGCGCAGACAATAGACGCGGAATTCGGGAAGATGCAGACGACCATCGCCCAGGCGATGACCGATCTGCAGACTGCATTCAACCGTCTCGTATCCGATTCCAATAAAAGCGCGGAAGGTACAACATCAGTCGCGCAGGCAATATCAACACTTGCGTCTACGATTGATCAAAAAAAGTCCGGTCTTATTGAGTTGTTTTCCACTTTGATCGGTTTGGCATCAAAACTCGCTTCTATTCTTGGCAATATCGGACAATCAATAAAAGGATGGTCCGCCGTCGGCCGTGGTCAGCTCAGCATTTTCGATTTTGCCACCATGGGGCCGGAAGAACTTTCGAAGTGGCTGGAAAAAAACGACAACCAACTGGCGTTCGTAAACAAGCGGCTGGAGGATGCGCGCCTGGAATGGGTAAAATGGGACAAGTTGACAAAACAATATCCATCGTCCGATCCCAACTCCGAGTTTAATTCCGGCAAGGCGCAGGCGGCAAAGGCCTATAATGACATTTTGAGAGAACGGAATGCCATTCTGGACAAGCAGAAATGGGGTGAATATTCCGGCGGCGGGCTTGGTTTTTCGGCGGATGGCAGAATTTATAATGGTGGTGTTGTCCCGGATAAAACAAAAGCAAAACCCGATGTCATGACGAAAGAAGAGCGGGATGCGCTGTTTACAAAGGATCAACTGGAGCGTGTCCAGCAGGTCTGGGAAGATAACGAAGAATGGCTG